GCAGACGAGATATAACTATCTTGTAAGTAATCTGATGGTTACACAACCAAGAGCAAATATTAGTAGTTGTGGTTCTGACGGTAGTAATACTGTAAAAATAAATTACACGGATTATGCTCAACGTAACGATATTGCTCTGGGAAAATATTATGCAAATACATGTTCTACCACCACTATCTCTTATATTGTTAACTCTCAGAAACTTTCATAAAGTTAAGAAGCAAACTCCTCCAAATGCTTGCTATGAATATGAAGTATATAGATTGGCCATGAATGACCATGACGATGCGCTCGAGGATATTTGAGACCATCATCACACCCATAAGCTGTGGATAATGACCACGTATACTCAAACTGATCTGTGCGAAATGCAGACGACTTATTCACAAAACCTACCTGTCTTCCATCACCATTTCTCTCATCGATTCCACCAAGATACTGTCCATATGCAGCAGCATCCCATACACCACGAAATGCCTCTCCATGTGCAGTAGCAAAGTCATAATCAATTGCGCGGATCTCACATTCATTAGAGACGGTTGGCAGGAAATCAGCCTCATCACGATTTGTTAGGAAGAAGCGGCATCCTAACTTCATCTCATTATCTCCTGTATGAGAGAGGCCGAGAAGAAACACGTTCAAATCATAAAGGGCAGCTAGTTCTCGCACATAGAGAATACCGAATGTCATTTCCTCATTACCTAGATAAGGTGCAGCGAGTCCTGTATACTCACGCCGCAGAATAGGAAGCATATGCTCAAGGCTGAAATAGATCATATTATCATTCTCAATATGAATACACTCAGAAATCTTGGCAAACTCCATATAATCCTCTAAGACAAAGAGCCGCTCTGTACTGAACTTCCAGAAGCCTTCGCGAAATTCGGCATCATGCCGAGACCGCTCTTGAAAGGTTGAATGCTTAATACTAAGCGGAATAGATTCTAGCGCGACAAACTCACAATCTGCTACTCTCTCTTTATGAAGCTCATTAGCAATAAAGACAATCCGCTCATGAGGATTCCACTTCCGAATCTGCTGAATACATATATTTACATAGTAAGGAAAGACTGGTCCCATGTGAATGAGTATAAAGGGGCAGGTCATGTTTAGTGGTAGATATATTTCTTAATGTCCTATGATATAGTAATCCCACATCACAAAAAAGACAGTTCAATTTTACCTTTTTGTATCCAAAGTGTATTTCACTATGCAGTTGGAGCAAAAACAATCTACGTAGTTTCAGAAGAGGATCCAGAGATTGAAGAGATAACATGGATCCCTGAATCAAAGCTTCCATTCACAAAAGATGATGTTGCAACTTATATTAATCATGCCCCTCGCGTTGGCTGGTATTATCAACAGCTTATCAAGCTCTATGCATATGATTATTTGCCTACATCATCTTCTCATATACTTATATTAGATTCTGACGTTATTCTCAGAAAACCTATTAACTTCTTCAAAGATGATAAGATTTGTTTCTCAATAAACGACGAATATTATGAGCCTTATTTCGTTCATATGGCTAAACTTATCCCTGGTCTTACAGGGTTACCACCTTATTCTGGCATTTGTCATCATATAATGACTCGCAGAGACCATATGAAAGCATTTCTTACAGACGTAGAACGTATACACGGAATGCCAGCTTGGAAGGCTATGTTATCACTTGTGACTCCTGAAAACTATCCAGGATCTGGTATGGCCGATTACGAGCTTTATTTTAGTTATTGTTTGCAATATTTTCCAGATGAATATATTATTCGTCCTCTTCGTATCGTTAATCTAAAGTTTTTCCATGAAATCAATGATTCAGTCGCAGATATGGTAGCAATTCATTCATGGTAGTTATAAGTATCAAAAAGCTCTTTCCAATATTCTAAATACAGATATACAGAGTGTGATTCTACTTGTTCAATAGGTTTAAACTCATCAAATGACTCAAACCCTTCTACAATGTGAAGCTGGAGCTTGGGGCATGTTTCCAAAAGTCGCTCAATAAAAGGTGTTCTTAAAACTACTGGTCGCGAACTACAATATAGACTTTCCCACAGGCGATGCGTATCATGCGCATTCCCTGGAGGACACATTGAATACATACTTTCAAATAAATACCATAAATAATCCTCTTGTGACGAGTGTGGAGCTATGAATAATCCAGGAAATGGCTTATCTTGCAGAGTTTTAAGTAAAAGGTCTCTGCTTGGATGTGTATTCGCAAAATGACTCACTAATAGAAGATTCTTTTTTGAATCTATAAAAAGTGTATCCATTTTAATAGTTCGCCACATCCTATTCTGTATTCCCATAGGTAATGTGTGAATACGAGGATGCAATACTACATTGTTTTGTGCATATATATGAGCTTTTGGATATACCTCCAAGAATGACATCATAGCTTGAGTATCAGGCTCTTTATCTCCGTTATGAATAATGAGTAAGCGGATTGAATGAAAATAAGAACAGATTCTTTCAACTGATTCTGCAACTAAATCAGTATATATAGCAAGTTTATTAATGCTCTTTGGAATATCCCAGACATCTTCAAGAAAAAGCTGTCTAGAGAGTGGTACAACTTCATCAAGATTTTTATGTGACTCACTCTTTTCCTTGTTTAATACAGTATAATCACAGAGTCCTTGTATATCTTCACCTGAAAAACACGAAGGATATTTGGGAATCTTGTAAGTTTCAAGATTTATATATTCAATCTTCAATAAGCGATCAGATTGATTAATCCGTTCTAGACTCTGTACTGACTCTCTAAGAGGTGCAATAATCAGCTCTTCAGCATCTCCCAAGAATGCAGCCGTCCATGCAAATGTACTATTCGAAGTAATAAGCTTCTTTGCACGACGCAAGGTTGCATGGTCTTCCAATATACTTGATGAAATTACTGTGGGATTGAATGAATCAAACATGGCCAAATAAAACAACTCCTCTTGTTTAGTCGGCTTCTGCATAACAATCGTGATAGGCTCATTAAGATCGCGAATATATTCTAAATAGGCCTTTGGATGAAGAACTTGTTTTACTTCTTGAAAATCGTCCAAACGAAGATGGAGAGTAAACCCTTCCACGTCGGCACCTTTCGCAGCCATTAAGTCGCAGACTCGTAAACCATATCGTAGAAGCTCAGTATTCTCTAGAGTAAAAAGAGAACGAAGCCATGGACGTAAGTGCAGATAAATCTCCCCTGTTTGGAAATATCCATTCAGATAAATATCCCTCTTCATGAGGGGATGATTTGTGAGCCAGCCACTTTCTTCAATAACAGACTGGCAAAACCAAGACCATGAAAAAGAATACGAACCTTCGTTTGTATCAGTTATTTCATATGGATTTTTTAACATACATTTATAGTCTACAATGGTATGACCCCACAGTTTAGAAATGATTTTGGCAGCCATATATTGGAATATATTATTGCCAAGCCGACCATAACGAACAAAGTAAAGGTTCGGCATCTAAATACCGAATATACTAGTATTTAGATGCAACAACCGCAACAAGATAAGAATAAGTATGAGCGTGTTAAGGAAACTATTAATCTTCTGAAAGGGCTTATAAATCATGGAATATCCGACAGCAATCACGGATATACACAAATCAAAGACTGTCTTGATGAATGGATTAAAACAGGTGAGGCGGCTAATCATGTGATTGAAATGCGGACGTATCGGCGTACAGCCTATCTTACACTCCCTCGGACGGCAGATAAAGCTGCCGAACTTGTACTAAAGGTACAAAAACCTCAGGATTAACTCCAATAATCTGGGTGGTAAAAACACCATTCATCATCTTTACCCTATGAATTTCTAAAGGTCCTTCTAAAACCTTGCGTGGCCGCCATTGTAAGACACTTTCCATAGATGTATAGATGCAGAGAATTTTACTCCTCTCCATTAATACAAAATATTCAGTAGTCTCCATTCTTTTATGTCTAAAGAGAATATCAGAAGAAGGAAGAGATGGCCAGATCAGGAGTAACACATGAAGGAGCTCTATACGAGCTTCTTGCCAGAGGTAACAAAGATTTATATTTTTTCAGTGATGACCCCAAATCCATCTCACCGTATGACAATCGTTACAATCCTGTCCCTGCCCAACTCCACGAACTTCGTCGGATTCCTCCGCTCAACGGTGCGGACTTCGGTCGTACATGTGAGTTTGAGTTTGAGGCAGCGGGCGAAGTATTTACTGATCCAACACTCTTAATCGACCTACCCACATGGCTTCCTCCTGTACAAGCTACTGTAAATCCCAAGGCTACTGTAACAGACGTAGATGGAGTTACATATGGATATACAAATGGAACCGCCTATTTCCTCTTCAGCAAAATCCAGATTTATCAAGACCAGATTCTTCTCCAGGAGTTCAGTGGTGATGCGCTTTACATGGCGAGTAGGGCACGCGGCTCTCTAAACTCGGCCTTCTTGGAGAATAAAATAACAGGAGTCCATACTGGTTCAGCACTAGATATAGGACGTGCCGCGACACCCGGTCGCTTGCGTCTTCATCTTCCTCTTCTTGGATGCCAGCATCCAGATGATGGAGGCTTCCCCAGTATTGCAGCGCGCGGACAGACTTACAAGCTGCGTCTTACCTTGCGCCGTCTTGAAGATCTTGTAGAGGCGAGTGATTCTAGGGCAAAACCTGTTCCATGGGCTCGCAGCGATTTTACTATCCAGACCTCAGCGACCACAGCCCCTACAAGTTTCTCAACACTTCAGCGCAGCGCCATAGGTGTTCCAACCATTCAGCTTGAGACCCGCCATATCTATGTAGACCCCGATACACGTGAACGACTCACACGCTCTGAACTTATCATTCCCTTCTCTCGGTTATATGAAAATAGATTCACATATGGGGCGAAAGACTATGAACCTATCTCCAGAGGAGCAGTCGCAAGCGGAACACGACGTATTGATGCAACTCATCCAGCAGGGCGCATAGTCTTCTGGTTCTATAAAACAGCCGACCTACGTGCTAATAAATATACGAAAATCACGCAAGATAATGGCGGCGACTACTATAATAATGTCTCTCTCATTATTGCGTCGCGAGATCGTGAACCACTAGCCACATCTCTTCTATGGAATAAGATACAGCATTTTAGCAAGGAAGAACGCGACCCTGGTCCTGGTATGGGTACTATGAACTGGGATCTCGGTGATTTGCGCGGTCGCGAAGCTCCTTACCAACATCAACCCGAGGGTGCTATTAACTTCACGACGGCTGATAGACCCACTATGTATACTGACCTTACAGATGTTCCGATAGATTCTGTTAGTCGTCAGAAATCCACTGAAATGCATTTGATTGTTGACTCATGGGCCATCGCTGTCTTTGAAAAAGGTCGTGGTGGTTTAAAATATGCCAACTAAAAGTAGGTAAATGAAGATTTTAACTTATAATATTCACGGTCTTCCTTGGTGTAAAGTAAATGTTCCTGCCATGATTGATTGGATTTTCAATAAATCAGGAGCAGAAATCGTATGTCTTCAGGAGGTTTTTTCAAGAGAGCATAAGAGGCTCTTTTGGAAAAAGGCTGCACAAGAGGGGTGGACTTTTCTCGCCCCGCCTGATCTTATATATTGGGGACTTTGGCCTAGTCTTGCGAATGGAAGCGGTCTTATAACGATTCTTCATCCGAGATTCAATCTATCTTCCCAGCCCAAGTTTGAGCCTTATATTACAGTCAATAGTGCTGATAGGTTCGTAAAGAAGGGATTCTTTAGTGCTTATGTGAGTGATGGTATTCATAACTTTCAAATCATTAATACACACATGCAATCTGATATAACAGAATGTTGCACCCGTCTTAACTTCAATAATGCTCGCTATTTACAAGAAGAGCAGATGTATTTGGCAATGACCCGCAAAGAGTTTTCACTTCCTCTTGTGATTGGTGATACTAATATGTCTAATTTCAAGTATTTTCACCGCGTTGATCAAAATACACACGCCACATTTCCTGAAACAGGAGAGCATCTTGACCATCTGCTCTGCCTTCCAGGAGATGCAGCTAGAGTCATGCATATGAATACAGATTATCATGATGAGATTTCACTAAGCGATCATATTCCTGTAGTCTACACAGTGAACTTGATACGGAAGAGTAATCGGTTGATTCGATGATTAGTATATTTCCCAAGAAGTAACAATTGCTACTTTGCAATCCTTCCCTTTTACAGACCATGTATCCCAGTTATAAATCTGTAGACATTGATTAGCAGAAATCTTTAGGAAAGCGATTCGTGCTTGTTCAGGACAGCAACTGTAGACAATCCATGGACCTTTCTCTTCAATATAAGGAAACTCCTTGAGAATATCCAATGACCAATGATCATTCACTTCTGTAAGTCTCCCTGACTCTGTATACACAAATTTACGTTGACTAATATCTTCATTATGTGTAACATATCCAAGTACATCGTCGCTAGGATGAGTAAGTAGTTCATATTGGATTGATTTATTAACTAAATATGGTAGAATTGTATATTTGAGTTCTTTACCTCTAGAAATGACTTTAGCCATCTTTATAGTAAGTCTATGAGTACTATGTTTAGACCCAAACTTATTGTTTAATATCCGAAGAGCATACCAGCCCTGCCACCATAGACTCGCAGAATATTATATGTTTCTGCCCAGACATAGACTTGATAGCGAGGGACATCGTTAGGATTCACCGAGCCCCTATTTGGATGGAGTTCAAGCGCCAGTTCTATAATTGACATTTTGTCCAGATTTGCCTCACCTGATGGAAGAGATCCAGCAATATGGCCATGCTGCAAACCGAAAGGGAGTGTATAGATATACCGATTTATCCATGGACTCTTTCTCATTTCTAGAGATGGAAGCAGTGAGCGAAACATTGAGGGTGCATCCGTCCAATATCGTATAAGTTTCCCTTCATATACAAGTGCAATAGAGGATAGAGGTTCTGACTCTCTTGTACTGAAGCCTGGTTTGAGGTCACCGAGTCCATATATATTGAGACCAGATGCATCAGGCCACCAAGGTGCCACATTAACACCTTGCCCTGATAAATCGCGAGTTGCCAAGAAGGGTGCATTATAGCGGGCAGCCTCCCATCTCTGCAAATAGAAAAATAGGTTGCGTGTTGGATTCGGAACTTTCAGAGGAAACCGAACATTTGGTGACAGCTGGGTATCCAGAGGGTCAAATGGGTAGTGTTGAGGAATAGGAATCTGAATATCTGCGATGCGGAATCTGTTAGCCTCAGGACGATCCAGATAAATATATTCGGCCATCACATATGTATCGCCAAGAGGGAATACATTGGGCATTTTGGGTCCTATGAGGTCGGTATAAGAAACGACCCCAGGAACACCTGATACACCCGCTATAGGTTTTCCACCCATCTTCTCATAATAGAATGGACTGTTCTCTATTGGAAAATAGGCCTCTCCTGCGATACTTGCTGCGCTAGTTGGCGGTGTTTGTTGAGAGCTGCTCACATATAAACTGCCAAGAGCCGCAAAGTTCATACGCAATATGACAGTATCAGCTTGGATTGCGTCAATCGGTAAGAAGGCTCCACTATCTCCAGATGAGAACCAGAAAGGGAGCGGAGTCACCGCAACTGTCTGTGTATCTTCGAGTCCAAAGACACCTACACGAAATCCATTCTCTTTTCTTGGTAAAAGTTTATTCATAAGACTCGTTTTCTCTAGGGGTGTATAGAACTCGTCTAAGACTTCCATGAGTCGTCCATCCAAGCGTTCACAGCGGACACCGCCGATTTCAATACTGGCTTCCGTAATAAGTGCGTGGCCGACTGAGTTTGTCCAGCCGAATGTGGGTCCAAGGAACTTGAAACCAGAGGCATCACAGGCTCGGCGCGCAGCTAGCTGAGGTGTGGCAATATCTGGGAGAGTCGTGACTAAAAAGAGTCGTGAAACCAGCTGGCCTTTGCGCGGAATGGTGAGTGTGCAGCTAGTTCCTAATCCAGGACGGGTATCAAAATCTAAGCGTGTAAACTGGGTGGTGAATCGGCCAGCCTTGACAAACGCCTTCATGAACATCTCAATCCGAGGTTGACCACGAGACGGCATCAGGCGGCTATCTTGCATACCGCTGTTTAACGTTCGTAGGAGTGCGGCCACCATCTTCTCTATAGGGGGTTCTTTTACTTAGACCGGTCTAGACCAAATAACATTTCAAAATGTTATTTGGACGGCCTCCCGTGAATATTTCTATGAAATGTTCACGGGTCTAAAACACTCTACTCAATTCTAATGAGATGGATATAACAAAATTCTTATACGAAGGCTGTCTTGTATGGACATTAACAACAGCCGGTTATAAGTTTTTTACTTTGAATTTATATAAACATCTCCAGGCCGCAAAAGTACCTTGGAAGTTAGCCATCGTCTGCGCAGATTATCCATCCTATCGTTTTTTTCAGATGGAAAGTATACCTTGCATTCTTTACGAAAAAGCTCAACGCGAGAGTCTGGGTAAAATGCTATTATTTGGATCCAAGCCATTCCAAGAAATAAATCTTGTGAAGCTCGATATTCTTAACACATTTGCTAATAATAAAATGATTGAAACATGCATTTATTTAGATGGCGATGTAGTCGTAAAAGGCGATTTTCTCAGCGATATAAGACTAAGGCTGGTTGATACACCTCTTCTTTTTCAATGCGATGAACAAGAAAAAACGTGTACTACACCCTGCCGAAACTGTTGTACAGGACTAATCGCATGGCGATCAGATTACCATGCTGGGATTTTCAAAGTTACAAATAAGACCCTTTGGGCCTCAGCCCCTGAAGACCAGCGTTGGGTAAATACTCAGCTACAAACTACAATGGTTCCATATGGTACGCTCCCACGTGAGCTCTATCCAAATGGAGTCTTTGTCGAGACACAGCCTCCAAACTTTCTCATTCTTCATTACAACTGGTTAGTTGGAAATACGAAAATCTCAAAAATGAAAAAACATGGACACTGGATTATTCCATATTTATGATTTTAATCCTCAAAGATAGATCCTGCAATACCATTCTGGAATCGCATCCAGTTAATCCCCAGACAAAACACCTTCACCTCCCATTCAACCGCCCCTTTCACCTCTAAGACGAGCCGCAGATTCTGCACACGACTTGCGTTAAGTGTTCCACTTGGCTGATGCTTTCCAGGATGACGAGAGAATGGATATCCATAAATAAATCTATCATAAGGAATAATGCCACCAGCATGATGACGAGCGATTAATTCGCGATAATATCCCTCTTCAGCATCACAGATTGTCACACCATTCACTTGTAGTATAGCATTTACAAGTAGCGGCTCAGGTTTATTATAGACTGCGTCATAGTTCTGTTCAAGAACACTGCCATAGTTTATCCATTCGTTATTTCCAGCCACATCCTTGCGCCGCACAAACCAAAGAATCTCCTCTAGAGGGTGATTCGCTTCAAGAGGTAGAGCGATTCGTACAGTATCTGTTCCACTGTTCTTAGAGACCATGTACTTGAGAGGCTCTGAAAAATAGAATGTCTGAACTTCCCTATGAATAATCTCAAATGACTGGCGGAGCATAGCATTTCTCATTTTTCCATCAAGAGATGCCCCAAATGTAAGAAGGCGGACACTTGTTAGATCAGGCGTTGCTCCAACTGTCTGCACAGTGGTTGTTTGACTATAAGGGAAAGTAGTATCGTGAAATCCAACAGATATACCTAGAGGTACCGAATCACAAGTCTCACGAGTTCCACGACGCTGACGAACACATTCACTAAAAGGTCTTAAGTTCACATGGATTCGCGCAGATCCCTCTCGTATAGCAATCATCGGAAGGCCTTCTCGTAACCTTGTGCGCATGAAAAAGAAGGGGAGGACGCAGTGAAGAATGCCGTCTTCAGTAGGAAAAAGGCGGTTAGAGGGCCATGATAGAAGGCTTGGAATTGAGCAGCGGCCGAGATGGTCTATTGCAACTCCAAACTGCTCATTCAAATCGGTGAAGAGTGTTGAACACACATTAATAAAATCCCCATCAATCTCTTCAACGGTTTTTCCGTCTATTTCCAGTTCTGCTTTCTCAATAATGGCAGTACCTAGTGAGTTAGCATAATACCATGCTGTATCAGGGTCAGTATAGATATAGCGTCCACTCTGAACATGAAGTTGAGTAGTCGGGTCAAGCCAATGTGGAAGGCGTATCTGAATCGCACAACCCATTAATAGGTCTCCACAAGGGACTGAACCGATATCGAAGGTAAAACGCTGGCCGAACGTGGCGGGTCCTCGGAAGGGGAAATCTGCCACAAGTGGGACACTTGGAATGATACGTCGTTCAGGATCGCGTGTGAACCATGTCTGGTCAGTATTTAACGGAAAAAGGTCGTTATCTTGGCGGTCTCTGGATGTAAGATCCAGCAAAGTTGTAATATCACCTCCAGGGCGCTTAGTGCTCTCCATCTAGGATACTATGTCAAAATAGGCTTTAGGGCACTAATGCTTCGCCTTCCTTGTAGTATTTCCTCCCTTCTTCCAAACATAAATGCCTTCTGTGCGCTGGCCTACATTTTTCTCACCGATTTTACGTCCAGATGCGGCGTTTCCAGGATGACGGCTTGCAACAGGGAGCTGGAGTCGCTTCCACATCGGTGGCATATCCTTCTTAACAGCATCATACATCGCCTTTGGCATATTAAGAGCCATGTAGCCAGGCGATTTCATATTCTTCCACGCGGATGCTACAACAGGACGGAAGAACTTCTCTAGAAAACCCTCCTCAGAGCCGTATTGCGGCATTTTCTCGTATTCCTCCAGCATGAAATAAGGGGGGCTGGTAAAGATGAGATCGTATTTGAACTTGGAGAAGTCTACTGTCTCTGATGGCTGGAAGAGCATTGTTACGTCGGCTTCAGGATCTACAGTACTAATCATCTGCTCATATGCGGGGCGCATATTCACATTCGCATCAATACCAATGTAGGGAACTCCATATGCCATTGCAGCAAGACAGCGACCACCCCATCCAGCACTGAAATCCAGGATACCATGCTTGGGCTGGAAGCGACAATAAAGACGTTTTGCCTCACTGGGTCTGAACTGGTTAATCGTTCCATAATAGAGCTGGAAGACACTGTAGCGCTCTTTGAGAAGCTCATCTTCTGTCAATGCACTGGGCGGATTCTTCTTGATTTTCGCAATCTTCTCATTAAGATACGAAATAAGATTCTTATCATGCATTGCCTCATAGAAAGAAATATGACGCTTTGTCTTGGCTTTAATGCGGTGTTTCAAAAGAAAATGATCTAGACATGCAAGACCTGTTCGCGCGTTTTTTCCAATAGAATCGCACGGCAGGTCCTTGAGCTCTTGATAGCTTTTGATTGCATCTTCTTTTGAAACATCTCGGAGTCTCTTGGCAATCTCCATCTGTTAGGCATACGGAAAATAAAAGCTATGAATAGATGATGAAAACAAGAAGGAATAGAAAACAAAAGGGTGGTGCACCTCCATCATTTCAATCAGCTGTTCCAGCAAATCTAGATAAGCTATCAAAAGAGGATGCTAGGGATTTCATCTTACAAGTGTGTAAAAAGGATCTTCCTAACTATTTGACTTTAATCAAAAGCCAGAGAGGCTGTGTTAATAATGTCTGTCCTACAAAACCGACTCCCGCACAGCGACAATGGCAGGAGGTAGAAAAAGACTTTGCAGGTCAATGTGCTACGGCAGAGAGATTGAAGATGGTTAAGTCTATACCTTCTTCGGCAAATCTAGCGCCTTCTTATGTAAAAACCACAGCAAACCGACTCATTGAAAATAGTAAGGCTAATACTTCTAAGAGCTCTGCGAATGCGAAAGCTAAGGCAAATGCCAACGCAAGAGCTAAGGCAAATGCCAACGCAAGAGCTAAGGCCAATGCCAACGCAAGAGCTAAGGCAAATGCAAATGCAACAGCTAAAGCCAGACCCCAGACAGAAGTCGAGAAATACCTCGCCAAAGCCTCTCCATCCAGCACACCTGTAGTTTCTGTAACAACAGCCTCAACACCAGCTGCTAGCGCATATCTATCTGGTACAAAAAGCAGTAGTTTACAAGAAAATATTCAGAAAATCACTCAAAATCTTCAGTCCGCAAAACTCGTATTGGCAAATATGACCAAAAAGGGTGGTGCTACACGTAGAAGACGTGCTTAATTAAGTCTTTTTATCTTCATTCTTTTTATCTTCGTTGACTTCAACAATCACATCATCAGGGCTAGTAGCCGCTGGTGAAGGCATGCCTACTGTGAAATCAACGTAGATATTTTTAGCCAGTTCAGCCTGTTTACTTCCAGGAATAACTGTCGCTGGTTTCACTCCCTCCATCGCCTTTTTTCGTTGTTCAAGAAGGATGCGGAAATCAGCTTCAGAAGCCTTGAACAAGCTTGTCACATCACTCTTTACAACTTCAGGTTCACGCGGCTTCATAGCTAGAATCTTCTCTTCAATCTCCCTCTTGGTCCTCTCAGTTGTTGCTGCAACAGCACTCTCAATCATCTTATCTAAATCTGGAACAATCTCCTGCTTCAAAGCCTTCTTCTTCTGGAGAAGCATCAGCGCAGCATCCGATGTCATGTTCTTAAGACGTGATTGTGTACTATCAAAGACGCGAGTGTGATCAAGACCGTGGCAGATATCAGGACGACGCAGCTTCTTATTATCAGCAAACTCCTTCTCAAATGCTTCAATCACATCATCAGGGATTGCAGGACTCTGCTCAATCAAACGGTCAAGCTCGGCACGGCAAATCTTAAGAAAGTCCAAGCTATCCATACGTTCAACAGGGTTCAGAGCAAGCTCAACCGCAATGGCACGCTGAAGTTTACCCCATGAAACACCTGAAACACGATTAGCCTCGCTCAACTGAGCATATCGCAAGAAGTTATTGAGTGTTGTAAGAATAGCTGCGACTAAACTAACGCCGCCAATACCGAAGTTAAGGTATTTCTGTACTTCATCGTTGCCACCAGCAATACTGCTGATGCCAACGCTGGCTGTTCCAGTCAGAGTGGAAAGGATAATAACTGGAATCGTCATTCTCATGTTTTTTGCCGTATAAATCTTCTCAGCCTTATCGTGCATCCATCGGTAGCAACCAGCAATATCCGACCAGTCAGCCATGAGCTGGTCTTGCTCTTTGCTCCAGCCGTTCATAAAACGCTTCGTTGTAGGCGTTTCCGTTTTTCCGCGGTCCGCAGCTGGTGGAGGGGACGGAGATCTAGAACCTGACATTCTCTCTTAATACTCAAGTATTTATACAGTGGCCATTTTAGAAGCCAGCGAAGTTAAATATACTCTTTTCTTTTGGCTCTTTCTTCTCATTAAAAATACACTCGGATAATCCGGGATTCTCTTCTAAGAACCTTCTCTCATGTCGTGTAAACTTTATTATCTTACTGTCGTTATCACCGTTACATATAGATTCAAGCCCCTTTTTCGTTCCGTTTGCGAGATATTTGAAAGCAGTTTCATCCGCATCAATGAGATATAACTGTTTATTGATTTCTTCTTTAGTCATATCCAGTTGTAGAACTTTCTGTGCCGCCACATGCATAAATAAATATTCAGGATCCGAACAGGCCGTAAGTTTAACACCCTGTTTTCTTAGAGCTAATATTGCATCTCTGATAGAAGGGAATGTCTCAGCCTTCATATACTCATTTTTCCATGCTGTTATAAACTTTCCATTAGGAATCGTAGCAAAAAACCAGTTTTCAACCATCGGTATACCAGGTGAACTTTCCTTTTTGAGTTTGAATCCATAATATTCTCTGTCTAAGTTTGTTGGAAAGTCTAGAGGGCCTACCATATAGACGGAAGCATCAATCCATACGCCTCCATGTTTTTGTAGAACATGCGCGCGTATAATATCCGCTTCATGCTGAGGACTATCATTCATCTTCAGACTCTTAAGATCAATATCAATATAAGAATATACGTTTGATGGATTCAAAATAGTGATTTCATACTCAGGATTGTGCTTTTTCCAAGAGTCAATACAGGTAAGAACAACTTTATTTGTAATCTTTTCACTGTCCCAATAAGTCCAGATGTGTCTGGGAATATTACTTGAAAAACCCTCTTCAACGACTCTTCTAGAAAATACAAGAAATATAAGTAATAAAACTACTATTATAAAAAGGTGTTTTATATACTTCATTCTCTACCATATGAACTTAAATTTATAGAATGTATGTAAGAACCGGGTGTAGATTATTTCTTTCTTTGTGAAAGGCCCGTTTTATAAATACGCGCAGCCGCCTCTTCAGTAAGTATTTTAGGATCAAGTTCCTGTGGAATGGATACGAAGATCGGTTTCGCTTTTGACTTTGATTTCATCATCATATAGACTCCATAAGGGCCTTTGCGGAACTCATAAGGTCCGAGAACATGAAGGAGACTCTCAGATTTCGCTTTCAGCTTGGTAGTGATTGCTTCCAAAGTATCACCTTCTACGTAGGGAACTCTCGTTGTTCCCCATTGAAGATAGAATCCGTAAGGACCCTTCTTTTTAATAATAGAACTACCATCAAGTTCACCGAGAGTTTCCTCTGGGTCTTTCTCGTATTTGGGTCGTGGAGCCTTCGTTCCATTCTTTTTGAGATCTTCAAGCTTATCCTTGTAAGATCCCCATGTATCACGGCAGACTCCCTTCCAAGGCTCAGCGCCCGTAGCAATCAAGTCAAGACGGTCCTCCATTTTCTTCGTAAATCCATAGTCGAAGAGCTGGGGGAACTCGCGGATACAGAAATCATGGACGGAAGTTCCAAGAGGAGTTGGACTCAACTTCTGCTTCTCAGCCCCGACCTTCTTTTTCTCTATTTGGCGGGTTGGTGGCCAGATATTCGGCTTCTCTAGATGATAAGAGATGAAATCAACCTCTCTAGAAGGTTTATCCTCCTTCTTTGCATACTCTTTCTCTAAGACGGTGCCGACAAGAGATGCAAATGTACTAGGACGGCCTATACCACGTCTCTCCAACTCACGAACAAGCGTGGCCTCTGTATAGCGACCTGTTGGTTTTGTCTCATGTGGATGGGCTGCGAGCTTTTTCCAAGTGAGAGCATCGCCTACCTTGAGCTTAGTAGCTGCGGCCCATGCTGCTTCTTTAGAGTCTGCCGCCTCCTCATCCTCATTATCAAGATCTACAGCTGCGAGACCAACTTTCTTCCAGCCTGAGAAGGTGCTTCGCTTCCAAATGGATTGCCAGACAAACTCGCCAGGATCGGCAAGAGCCTTGAAGAGAACTGTATGTTCTTCGGATTGGGCAGGGGCCATAACACTTTGGATTGTGCGCTGCCAAATGAGTTTATAGACTCGAATATCTGCAGGAGTCCAATCACCACCTGTTAAATCAGTCATGTCCATGTGGGTAGGACGGATTGCTTCATGTGCGTCTTGCGTCTTAACGGCAGGAGGTTGCGTTTTATCCTTCTTTACAGCCTGTGCTTGCGTCTTTCCAAGATATTCTGCACCAAAGGTTGCCTTCACATATTCCTGTGCCTCTGCAGTAGCCTCTTCAGAAATATAGGTTGAATCTGTCCTCATATAAGTGATATGTCCCTGCTCATACAACTTCTGCGCCGATCTCATCGTTGATTTCGGCTGATAAGAGAAGATTGCACTAGCCTCCTGTTGAAGAGTGCTGGTGATGAGAGGTTTAGGGGGCGCTGATGTCCTTGGAGCCGTCTTTGTTGAGAGTATCTGGCCTCTGGTATCTGCGTGAATATTCTCTAAGAAGTTCTTGGCCGATTCTTCGTCCTCTACTTCATCATAGAGGGATGCTGGGAAAACAAGCCCTATGGTATTTGCGCTCCATTCTCCTGAGATTCTCCAGCTCGTCTGGGCTGAGAAGGTTGTAATCTCCCTCTCCCTGTCCACAAGAAGTCGAAGGGCTGGAGTCTGACAGCGGCCAGCTGAAAGTGCTGGTCCCACACATTTCCAGAGAATAGGGCTGATAGTGAAACCTACCATCATATCCAAAACGGCCCTAGCCTGCTGCGCATCTACGCGATTCATATCGAGTCGTCGTGGATTAGCTACAGCTCGTGATACAGCCTCCTTTGTAATCTCATGGAAGACGGCGCGGGGCGTTTTTGTAGGCTCAAGACCCAAGAGAAGGGCCACGCTGTAGGCAATCGCCTCACCTTCGCGATCATCGTCAGCGGCCAAATAGACGGTATGGGCCGACTTAGCAGCCTCTTTAATGCCTGACATCGCCTTCCCTTTCTCCTTAATAAAGGTGTATCTGGGCTGGAAATCCCTGTCAAGTCCGACGGCATCTACAGTCTCTTCTAGAGCTCGGATGTGTCCCATTGTAGCAACGACTTTCCATCCTGGGCCTAGAAAGCCCTGGATTTTGCCGCATTTTGCAGGTGATTCTACAATGCAAAGCGAGTACATACCTACATGTCACGCAAAATGTTTGTCAAATTTTTCTTACTATTTTTATTATTGCGATACTTCTTTTGGCGAGTCTTTCGTGTCTGTTTCAGATGTCTCCGTCTAGCACCACCACGCGATGAAATAGCGTCAAGAATAGGTTTAAAATCGGTCTGGTCCTGTACAGAAGGTTCAAACCGAGGAAAGATGTGAATATAATGGGAATGAGGTATTTCGTTGAGAATATGATGGTCCGGAATATCGTCAAAGAAAAATACACGATTGCTCAAGTTATAGTTAGATCTGCCCGTGGCCCACATCATATATGCGACATCCTCTAGACGTTTTGGCGGATTATTCGAGAGAGGTCTTGCTTCATGTGTGCGATCCATAATGTAATCAAAGACAACTGGAACTTTTAGTTTCTTTTTAAGTCTATTATGAACATATTCTATAAAATCCTTATCTGAGTTGTTTGTAAGCATGAAGATTGCATCAACCTTCTTCTGAGTTTTGGCTATTAAAGCCTCTTCTAAGACATCAACAGCATTCTTATTAAAATACAATATGTTATACGAAGATGTATCGGTTACATCATAATAATTACCCACGAGGGTATTATCCATGTCCCAGACAAGCACAAGTCCAGACATTCTACCAAGTGTTGATGTTTAACAAAAGCAATACCACAAATTTGAATCTTATTATTTATTTATTATA